GATAAGGAGAAGTCTTTATGCCACTTATTAGAGCGTAATTCCTTCTTCGTATCCTTATCGTAGGAAGCGGCGGCTTCTCCGTATACCCTTTGAATTGTATGGGTCAGCCCCAATTCCTTTACAGAAGCTGGTTCAGTTAAGCGAACCATGACAATTACATCAGCAAAAGTCACTTCCTCAGGCGGTTCATATCCTGCTTTCTCTAGAAACTTTAGGTCAAACTTAATGTTGTACCCAACTAGCCTATCTGTTTGTTCCAGGCATTTCATCAATCGCTGTAGTTCAGTTGGGCCTAAATTATCTCCCTGTTGATGCATAAAGGGGAAATAGTATGTGTCCTTACCATACCCAATCCCCACCCCACACAATTGGTTACAGCCAAAGGCATCTAAACCATTCGTCTCTACATCAACTACGATATGATTTGTGGGATTGTGGGCCAAATCTTTTTCAATTTGGCCCACATAATAGTCAAAGTCCGTTGCAGTCTTAACTAACATTAAAACAAATCGTCAGCATCATCGCTAGAAGCAGTAGACACACCAGCCATTGCTGGGGCTTGAGTAGTCTGCCCACCATAACGAGACTTGAAGTACTCCTTAACAGTTGGCAAGTCTGCAATCTTTTCCTCTTCATCACTAGGAATTTCTTCATTTCTAGCTGTACCAGCTAGTTGGTAAGAGGTATCAAACATCCCCGTACCTGTACGTTTAATACGCATTACACCTTTATTCAGACCGTTCCAGTCATTGTAAATATCAACCAACTGGTTCCAAATATAATCGCTACGCCCAAAGGTGAGGGAAACAATACGGAAGTCATTAATTACTTCCTTGTACAACTTCTTACCACCTGGGCCTTGGATTACTTCCCAATCATCATTACGCCGTTCATTATGAATGATTTCATGGACATATGCCCAGAACGCAAACTTATGTGAGGGCCGTGTATTATCAGGAATACCACTCTTATCTACATCAGGGTCATCCAACAAGTTCACCCACCGACTACCCGAATTATATGTGTACATATACAGGTCATCCAAATTAGTATCACCTTCTTCCCCTGTAGCTACAGATGAAAGGAACGCTTGGTCACCGTCCCTAAACCAGATTTCCCTGCCAGGAACTCCGCTACTCCCGCCTTGACTCCGTGTTTCCCGTGCCTCTTGAATTCTTCCTATTCCACTCATGTTTTTCTCCTACTTTAAAAAAATGTTCTGTTAGTTATAATACTTAGAAGTTCTTCGCTACTTCTTACATCCTGTACATCTTTGTACTCCTTTGGCAATTTCACATAGCTTACCACAAAACTTTTGGATAGGCAACCCATAGCTTTTTGAAAACCTATTTGGCCTGCTTCATCATTGTCTAAGCATAGCACTAGTTCTTCGGTGTGTAAACCCAATGTTAATTCTTCTTGCGCTTTAGATAAGGATGCCCCTAAGAGGGCTACGCTAGGGCACCCATGCTGGTCTAACCACATAGTATCTAAAGTACCTTCTGTAATACATACAAAGGGGGTTTTCTCTGCCCTCAAATATTGTCCAAACAACACCCTAGATTTCTTTAGTCCCTTAGAATATAAATATTTGGGGGTCATGTATTGTCTACGGCTAACCCAACCAACTAAACGAGACGTGTCATCTTTAATAGGAACTATTAAACTGTTCTCACTGTCTATCCCACACCCCCATTTATTAAGGGTACGTTTATCAAACCCCCTATCAAATATCCATTCAGGCACATACCCTTGTTTGAAAGGGAATTGAACTTCAGGCATCACCGTTTCATCTGGTACAAACTCATCAAATAAATTAATGTCAAACACAGAAATGTTAGACAGAGCTTTTTGTTGGGCCTCTTCATAGCTAATGCCTAAATACTTCATTAGAAAACTATACAGCGTTCCTTGACCACAGCCTGCAAAACAAATCCACACACCTTTTGCAGTGTTTATTGAACAGGAATCGACAGTATCTTCATGGAAGGGGCATTGAAGAGTGAACTGGTCTTTATCAATAGGGACAATAACCCCTATGTCTGCCAATATATTGGCCCACTCAGTCATTAGAAATCGTCTGGGGCTTCGGCTATAAGACCATTATTAACTTGCCAATCTAATACTGCTGTGTTCAATGGCATTAACCCATCTCTGTACTTTTGGAAAGCTAGAAGACGCTTTTCACTTTCATCTTCAATCATACACATAGACATAACTACATCAGAAGCCCGTAACAACGCATCCCCAAAGGCTACTTGGTCTGCCATAGGTGGCATAAATACATCCGAAGCTTCCTTTGTCGCTTGTGTAGAAACAAACATAGCTGTGTTGGTGGATAAGCAGATGTTTTTTAAGCCATAAAATAACATGTGTGTCTGTTCCCACATAGCTTTGAAATTCTTGCTAGAATTAGTTATTAAGTACACCCCGTCAATAACTACAAAGTCTGGTACATACTTCCGAATGAGATTATGTATGCTTTCTAAGGATATACTAGACTCCCCTTCAATGTGGTCACATACTAGCAATGGGACATTCTCTAAATTCTGTAGGAACTCTTGGTACGAAGCCTCATCAATTGGGTTGCCATTACGTAAATCAGCGTGGGAGAAGTTATACCCCATAGCCTTACCCATGACTACATCCGTTCTCATATTCATTTGAGCGGCAGGCATCTCAGTAGAAATAAGCAGGGTTTTATGTCCGTTCATAGCCGCTGTAACCGCCGCTTGTACACATACCCAAGATTTACCTACTGATGGCCTAGCAAACAAAGAAACCATTTCGCCTGGAAGCCACCCTACTCCCAACCTATTTACGGAATTAAACGGGGTTTTAATACCCATAATCCCGTCCCCCATCCTACGTTTTTCAGTTCGTTTTTTCCAATCATCGTAACGATTTTCAGGATGATTATTATAATACAAGACATCTTCATCATAAGTAACTGCAACATCTTGAAGACCGTGGTTTATTTGAGCCAATGCATGTTTCGGATTTTCAGACAACAACTCTTTATTCTCTTGAAAGACATTAATGACTTGCCTAAACAATACTTGGTTTTGAAACGTGTCTAAAGCATACTCAAAATTGAGGTTTTGAGCAGAAGGATTTAATGTAGGGAAGTTTTCGCACAGCGTTTCAGGGGTGGGAACCTCTCCATAAGAATCATAATGCCCAGTAAGGAACTTATGTGCATCCCCATGTTTAGCGAAATCTTTACTGCTGTATTTAAATTTCCTAAAGGCTAATCGGTCAGTGAGTCCAAAAATAATGCCAGATTCAACAAAATCAAAGTTTTCCATATCTTCTCCAAACCATTAAAGTTTAGATATTATCCTGTTAGAATCTCCATGTACATACACATCTAGTGAGTTTTGCTTGACTTCTTTTGCTTTATCTAGAGCGTCTTGCAAAGTTGTGTATGTTCCCCACAATTGGATTCCATCGGTCTGAATATCTACACTGATTACTCTATACTCTTCTTCCGTTGCTGTCAACCTATTTTTCTGAATCATTCCCCCATAGCGATATCGTCTCCTCATTCAGCACCCCGCGCAATAATTTTTCTCTGGTTGTTTGCCGTAATTTATACGACGATTCCCCTAAATCATCTGTAATCTCTTCCATTGTTAACCCTTCTAAACGAAGAGTAATAAATGCCTGTTCTTGTTCATCAAGCGAACAATTTCCAATAAACTCCTTAAATTCCACATCCACCGTAAAATTGGAAGGGTCAGTTAAAGCCTCTAAAATTTTATACGACTGTATAGGCATTGTACTCAATTCAGAAATAACATTATCTAAACTCGTAGTCATTGGTACCAATTTACGGGCTTTAGACAATAAGGTTCTAATAGTGTTTGTCATCGCCGTATGCAGATATGTGTGGAACAACACACCACGGTCTTCTTCAAAACCTTGTGCTGCTTTAACTACCGCCAACCTAAGTTCTTGCGCTAAATCTTCCCTGTCCAAACCTAAAATATATGTGTTAGAAGTCATCTTTTGAACCTTGGGTTCCCATTGCCTAATGAGGTCATCATTAATATCCATGCTACTCTCCTAAAAACTTCTTTACTCTTCTATCCTAACCATCTTTACGTCCTTTATAGTAGCAAGGTTTGCTACAGTATATCTTATTATACTTCCTTCTATGCCTCTGTGTCACCTCTGAACGTTTCAAATAAAAATCTACATGACAAAATGAACAGGTGACTTTAATACGATAATAGGTGAAATGGCATGGGCCACTACATAGATTAACCCGAAACCCAACAGGCTCATTGCATTGCTTACACCGGCTAAACTTCTTCTTCTTAGGAACACTAGTATTTAAATCTTCCTTCCGAAGAATTTTATGGACGTATTGTTTAGATACGCCCACTTCTTTTCCTATCTCCACAGAGTTCATTAATGGGTTCTCTGTACGGAGTTGTATTATTTGTTCTTTACTACCCATTATTTTCTAACGCTTCT